TGCTCAACCCACGCGCCGAGCGGCTGCTTGCACCGCTTCTCGTCGCGCCCCATGTCGGTCCCTGCCCACCAGGAGACGTTCCGCGCCCGGATGACGCCGCCGTCCACGACCATCAGGCACAACGTCGTGAGGTCACATTGCGGCCCGTAGCCGCCGCGGGACAGGTCCAAGCCGATGACCGCCGGTGCGCCCTGGAGCCGGGTCCAGTCCGACGGCTGCATCTGCCGCTCGAGCACGGCAAGGTCGATGTCGGTCGTGGCAAGTTCAAAGTAACGACACGCAATCTGGGTTTCAAACTCGGCGATCTGCTTCGGATCTCCGGAGCCAAGCATGGCCTGAGCTTGCATCTCGATGTCCGGTCGCTGCGTGGTCACCCCCAGCGACGGGTGCGCCTTTGGCCAGACGGTGGAATCTTCCGCCTGATCGTCCTGGTCGAGGCCATACAGCAAGGCAAACCAGCCGTACGGGAGCGGCTCCCCGGTCTCAAGCGCCTTCTCGCAAGCGTCCCAATAGGCCCAAATCGGCCTCGTGCGCTGCTCATGGTCGGGCGTTGAGATGGCAAAGAGCTGCGCTTTGGGGCTTTTGGATAGCCCCGTGATGAGGCGACCGAGGCCCCTGTCCATGCGAGCGACCTCGTCGGCGATGATCAGGCGGTCCATCCGCCCATCGAGCGCCTTGTCCGTGCACGGCAACGTCGTGAACTCCGCCGACCCATGGCGCACCTTGCCGGGAATGGCGATGGTCGTTCCGCCCCTGGCCTCCCACTCGACGCCGTCGCCGTGGGCGTCGTTCAGGGTCATGCACATGGCCCGCATCCGCTCGAACACGATCTGAGACAGCCGCCCGTCCGGAGCGCTCGACGCAAACTTCAGCCGCTTCGTCGGATCGGCCATCCCGGCCATGAGATGCCCTGCCGCCATCTCGGTCTTGCCGTTGCCCTTGGCGACCACCACCAGCACCGCCTTGAACGCTGGATGGTCGGTCTTCGTCCCGTCGACCACTCGCCTGGCGGCGTGGACCACCATGCCCACCAAGCATTGCCAGGGCAACCACTCCAGCGCTTCCCCGGCTTGCTCCTCGACGCCCTTGCCGCACTTGCGGGCGAACACGCGCACCGCCTCGGCGGCATCGTCATCCCACCACAGGTTGTGCGCCGCTGGCGCGGCTCGCATGGCCCGGTAGCGCTCACACGCCGCCCGAATGCGACGATTTGCCACAATATCACCTTCAATGACACCAGCCGCGTAGGAGTCAGCCAAGGCCGCGCATTGAACCGGCTTGCGCTTGTGCGCCCGCGCTGACTTTTTGACGGTTCCCACAACGCGGTGCCCATGCAAATCGACCCCCCTCGGCCCCGATGGGGGGGTGCGATTCATTGCCTTTCCAATGCGCTTTTTATCGTATGGCATTGTCGGCAAAGGCTTTGCAGATTAGATGCGTCGTTCGTTCCACCACGGTGCAGCGGCACGATGTGATCTGCTTCGAGATCCACAATCGAACCGCACTTAGCGCATTGCACGTTGTTGGCCTTGTGCTGCTTTGCAATGCGTGTCCATGTCCCACCACGCGAGTGATGCATCGACTTGCCATGGTCGTATGCCTTGCCCAGGCCACCCTCGAACCTAAACCGGCGCATTCGCGATCCCGTTGACAGCGTCGATCATGCGCTCGGTGTCTTCGAGCCGCCACACAACCAGCCAAGGCGAACGGTCCTGCCTGCACACCACCACAGGCACCTGGTCGGCCTTCGCATCACGTATGGCCTGCGCCATCCAACGCTCGGCGAAGCCGCATGTCACGCTGCTGTACGCGAGGTAGTTGCGCCGCAGGATGCCTGGCAAGTGCTTCAACCGGCAGTAGGCAAGTTCGCCAGCAACGAGGAGCGCCGTGTCCTCGCTTCGCTTGACCCACCATGTGAGCCCTGCCTTGTAGTGCTTCACCTCCCAATGCAAGGTGTACGGCCCGTTCATGGGCTCGATGTCGCCAGCGCCTTTGCCGTTGAACTGCTGCGTCCGGTGAAACAGGACGCCGAGCAGCTCGCCGACGTCGCGTGCTGCTTCGAGCTCGGCCCGCTTGCCCTTACTGCGTGACTGGGTCATGGGGTCTGCCTTGCGCTTTGAAGCTCTGCGCGAAGTTCTTCAACCTCAATCTCCAACGCTGCAATCCGAGCGCGTTGGTATTCCAAACTTCCTCGAAGCTGCAAATGTTCGTGCTCATATTTGCGTCGGAGGCGTTTGAGTTGCTCGACTGCAAATGCTTTTTCCGCTTGCATTCTGTCGTGAGCCGCTTGTTGATTTTGGCTCATGCGTCCACCCATTGCCCTTGCCGCCACACTTGCGGCGGCGTAGCCGGTGGCCGGTCGTGCTTCGCGTCCGGGTTGCCGTACAGCAAGGCCCGAAGGTCGCTGATTTCCTGCGTCTGCCGAGCACTCGCCTGGGCGAGGTGCTTGTGCATGTACAGCAGCTCTTCGAGGTACGTCGCCACGACGCCTGGGAGGTGCTTTCGATTCACTTCGAGGAACGTGGTGATCTCATGGACTCGGCGTTGTTGGGAGCTCATGCTGCTACCCCCTTGAGCTTGTGCATGACCACCGCCCGAACGTCGCGAGCGCCTTCGAGGCTCGTCGTGATCCGGTGCAAAGTGTCGTACGGTGCGTTGCCGGTGCGGGCCCAATGCTCGCACAAAAGCCGCCAGCCCCATTGGGCGTCGGCGTCGGACAGGCCGTGCTCGCGCATCAACCGGCGAGCGACCCGCAGCTGCGCGTCGGGGTCGCCCCGAGGGTCGCGGACGCCGATCCGGGATCGGACCTCCCAGGAGAGATCCCACCCCCCCGCCGGTGCGGCGTCAGCCGCCCGGGGTTGGTTGGGATAGTTACTGGGATAGTTAGTGGCTCTCTCTGACACCATTCCGGTGTCAGGCTGACACTTTGGTGGTGTCACGCTGACACCATGGTCGGTGTCAGGCTGAGCCATCACGAAGCCATAGGCGAGCCCCCGCTTGGTCCGTTTAGTCACGATTACCATCTTCCCGCGCAGGGTCTTCATCACCCGCTTCACGGTCGCAAGGGACAGCCCGGTCTTGACGGCGACATGCGCCTGCGACGGGAAGATCCGGTCGCCGTAGTCCAGGAGCGCCAGCGCGACGAGCTTCTCCAGCGGATCGAGGGAGTCGCCCATTCGCCAGACGTCACTCGGGTAGAGCTTCGCCATTAGAACGGCACCTCCTCGTCGCTCGTCACGGCGACAACGTCGGCGACCACTTCGCCATCCCGGTACGGCTTCAGCGTGACCTCGACCAACACACCTGGCGAGATCGACACCTCCTCGAACGACGTGTACCACTCGGTCACGCCGTCCTGCGCTTCGAGGCCGACCCGGTAGTACGGCTTCCCGGCCTTGGACTCTTTGGCTTGGATTGCCGCAAGAACGCTGCGAACGCGGCGAAGGCCGCCTTTTTGCCCTTTAGGGGCGCTTGGAGCCTTCGGTGGACTCGGCAGCCGTCGCGGAGCCTCGGACGCCTCCTGAGGCATCCTGGCGTCTTCTGCGGGCATCTCCTCGGCGAGGCTCGCCTCGGCACCGAGCAGCGCGGTCGCCCATCCCATGACGCCCTTGAGCGCCCGGCCGGTGGCTCGCGTCTGCGCCATCATCTGTCGCGCAAACTGCGGGCGCGTGTTCCACGGCTTTTCGTCATCGAACACGCAGCCGACGCCGCGGCCTAGCACGACGCCGCGCTGATCGACCACGGTTGAGGTCGCCTCCCAGTAGCCGGTCATCCCATCCGTCGCCGGGACGTGGCGGAGCTGTTCCGTCGTAGTGGTCAGCCCCATGCCCGAGGCGATCGCTTGCGCCCCGGCGACGGTGAGATACTCGCGACCGGACACACGGATCACGAAGTTCTGTTTGACGATGGTTGCCAGGGCGCGAACGAGCTGCTCGTTCTGCTTCACCCGGTCCTGCGGTGCGAGGAGATCGCTCACGCTGCACCCCCTTCCCGGGGATCGAGCACCGGAGCGTGCATCTCGTCCAGCTCCCATTCGAGCTGCTGGCGGATCGTGCGACGCTGCCCTGCTGCACGCTTGGCGAGTGCCTTGTAGTACCCGCCGCCCAAACGCAACGACACCGCCTCATCGGCGTGAACCCGCGGACGTCCTCTCTTGCCTGTTTTTTCCGACATTTGCTGCTCCCATGAGCAGCGCGGTCCGGGTAACGGTCCCGGTGATCCGTGTTATGTTAAACACGATCCCGCGCTGCGATGAGCAGCATATCGACGATCCGCCGCGCCGTCGCCAGTTTTTTCTGGTCACACGCAATTCTGTACGCAGTTTGTTCGCAAGCGCGTAACCTGTTGACTGCCCGAGACTTATTGGAGCCGACCTTCACGCGCCAATCCCATCGCGGCGCGTACGGGTCGGCCGTAAGCGTCCACTCGGAGTCGATGTCCTGCTTACAAATCCACCACTCCCCCCGTTGAAGATCCATGCCTCGGATGGCCGACCGGATTTCCATGCATTTACTGTAGCATGGGAGGATGCAGCAGCAAGGGGTGAATATCCGGGCGGTGCAGCAAGCTGATGCTCGGGCTGCGACCGAGGAATGGCAATCGACCCGCAGCGAGATGGGTTCCGCGCTCGGGTCCTGCTTCGTCTACGTCCTGTCCGTAATCGTGGCCTTCTACGTCGTTCGGGAAGGCGTCACCCGGGGGATGCTTCACGCCTGGGCGAAGCGTGACCGGGACGAGCTAAAGGCCGCCGAGAAGGCCGAAGCTGCGGCACAGGCGCGGCGCGCAGCCACGCCAGCACCCGCCGGACGTACGACGGCGTCGCCCGGTTCAACGCGGCCTGGCGCTGCTGGCACTTCCCGCAAGGCTTGATCCCGACCGCCTTGGTTGCACCGGCGATGACGTCGCCGAGGCCAGTTTCGTGAGCCTGCTGACGCCGTTGGATTTCACTAAAGAAGTCTTCGGTTGTCTTCATTAGGTCAGGCTCACAAACTCCGGAAATTCGTACCCGTAGCC